TGTACAATCGCCCATCACCATCAACTCACCACTCTTAAACACCTCCACAACTGGTGATTTTGAAGTCCGCCAAACTGTGAGTAGTTGGACCAGCAGCACAAGTCATCCCATCATAAAGTGGTCGTTTAATGCCACGTATGATGACAACCTGTACCTAGCAAGTGGTGGCAATGCTGGTGGTACTAGTCAGACCGCACTTGTTGTTACTGAAAACGCAGGTGTAGTAATCGGAGCAGGACCAAGTTCCCCCAACAGTAGTAGTATTGTATCAACTGAGTGGTTTCGATTTGACAATAGTAGATTTACTATTTCAAGAAATGCTGGTCAGTACCTAACCTTTGAAAATAGCGATACAACAACAAATCCAATCATTATTTCCTACACCGCAACAAATAATGCAAAACCAATAATATTTGACAGTAAGACCGATGCTGTCAATACAGCACCCACTGCTGGAACACTTGGATACGAGTTCAGAGTAAATGGTACAAGTGCCCTAACGGTAAACACAGACAGGACTATTACTACCAACACAAATTTGAGTGTTGGTGGCACCCTCAGTGTTACTGGCAACTTAACTGTGAACGGCACAACTACTACAGTTAATAGTACCACAGTAACTGTGGACGATCCCATCTTTACTCTAGGTGGTGATACCGCACCAACTGTAGACGACAACAAAGACCGCGGAGTTGAGTTTCGCTGGCACAATGGTACTGCCGCCAAAGTGGGTTTCTTTGGATTTGATGACAGTACTGGCTACCTAACATTTATACCTGATGCCACAAATACCAGTGAAGTTTTTAGTGGTACAATGGGCGACATACAGGCTACCAACTTCCGAGGTGCCCTGATTGGTAATGCTAGTACTGCAACCAATGTGGCTTGGTCAGGAATTACCAGCAAACCTACTACACTTAGTGGTTTTGGAATAACAGACGCATTCTCCTCTAGTGGTGGTACCACAACTGGTAATATAACGATTTCAACGGTTCAACCTGTACTAATTCTTAGAGACACGGACAATTCTGGAACAGGTGTAGGCCAAACAGGCTGGATAAGTTTTCAAGACAGTGCTGGTACAGAGCGCGCATGGATTGGTTATGGATCCTCTGGGTCTACAGACTTCAACATTAGCAACAGTCGTGGACAAATTACAGCTGGCGGCAATATAATACTAACTGCTGGTAACTATAATAGTTACAGCCCAACCCTAACAGGTACTGGGGCGACTGGTAGCTGGGCTATCTCAGTTACTAGTGCAGCTAACCAGTCTTCATCAGATGATAGAATAAAAGCACCTGCTGATGACTTTGCTGCAAACAAGAGATTTGGTTTTACTAGCTGGAACAACAACAATACAGCCCCATACGCAGATTACTTACACTTAAGAAGCTATACAGATAGTAGTGGCGGAAACGATAATTTGGTAATGTTCCGCAAAGACGCATTAGGAATGAGAATATGGCAGCAAACTTATGGTTCTGCTACTGCTTATTCTACATTCAAAGATGTTGCTTGGACTGATGGTACAAACTCAACTGGTACTTGGGGTATCTCAGTTACTGGCAGCGCAGGTTCCGTAGCATGGACTAACGTCAGTGGTAGACCAACAACAGTATCTAGCTTTACCAATGATAGTGGATACATTACAAGTGCTTTCTCAGGCTTTATGCTCAGAAGTACTTCAGTACAAGCTAACCCCAACACTAATTTTGTAAGCAGCGCATATCGTTTTGATCCCAACGCCAATAACCCTACAAATGAACACTACGCAATTGTTACCTACGGTAATGAAAGCAACGTTGTAGGTCAACTTGCAACACACTTCACATCTGGTCAAACTTTTACAAGAGCATACAATTCTGCATGGTCTTCTTGGAGAACCTTGTTAGATAGTACCAACTATAACAGCTATTCACCAACCTTAACCGGTACTGGAGCTAGTGGTACTTGGAGTATAAACGTTACAGGCAGTGCAGGTAGCGCAGGAAGTGTAGCTTGGACAAATGTTAGTGGTCGTCCATCAACTATTGCAGGACTGCTTGGTACAGATTCAGTAAGTGCCAACCCCAATGTTAGACTTGGTAGCGGCTACTATCAAAACGATGCTGCTAGTTCTGCAAATAATTGGCCTGTTGGATCTTCAAGTTGGTGGCATCTGCACAGTGTTACACACAGTAATACTGCAAATTACTATTCTATGCAATTTGCAGCAGATTTTTATGCTAATAATTTATACTATCGTTCCACTAACGGAAGTGCCGCTACCAGCTGGTCTAGAGTATTACTTGATACAAACTACAATAGTTACAGTCCGACCTTAACAGGTACTGGTGCTAGCGGTACTTGGGGTATCTCAATCACTGGTAGCGCGTCATCAAATGTACTAAAATCTGGCGACACAATGAGTGGGGACCTATCCTTCTCAAACGGTAGAAAAGGCCTTGTAGGAGTTTACAACGCTTCTCAAACTCAGGCTGTTTTTGCCATGGGATCGTCATACCGATTAACCGACGGTGGAGCAAGTAATGTATATGGTGACTTCTATGGTATGGCTTGGTCTTATGATCCAGACTACGGTGGTGCTGGAAACAATCCACAATCTAAGGCAGGATTAGCACATCAATTATTGATAATGAATGCTGGTGTGACCAGAACCGCCATAGGTAATGGTATATGGACCAGTGGTGCAATTAGTCAGAACGGTAATCAAGTCTTACATGCTGGCAATTATACTAGCTACAGTCCAAGCCTAACAGGTAGTGGGGCCAGTGGTACTTGGGGTATAAATGTTACAGGCAACTCAGCTACAACGTCTCAAAGAACATTCTCCAATGTTCGTACCGACGGTATTAATAGAGGTTCTTACGGAGCTATATCAATCGCAGGATCTAGTGGTAGTTATTCAGGTATTGATTTTACTGATGCTTCTGTTACTTTTATGGTCAGAACAAGTGACCAACTAACTGGCGTATACAAAAATAACAGTGCTTGGTTGTGGTATTTTGATGGTTCCGGCGTACTACAGGCCGGTTCTATTCCACAAAATAACATAAGCGGTGGTAACTTAGTCTCAGTACTGCAACCAACTCACGGTGATAGCGGAAGATTAATACAGTCACTCAATGCCAGTGCCGGTAATGCCGTACAGTTTTATATAGAACATAACTTAGCCAATGTAGCCATAGGCAATTCACGCGGCAATATCAATATAGCTGCTGGATCATTACTACACGGTGGCAACCAAGTCTTACATGCAGGCAACTATACTAGTTACAGCCCTAGTCTTACTGGTAGCGGTGCTAGCGGTACTTGGGGTATTAGTATTACAGGTAATGCTGCTACAGCAACAACTGCTTCTAATACTACTGCTGTTGCCGGATATGATATTAGCTGGGGATACGTTGCTGGAGCTCCTTATTATATCTGGGGAACAGCAAGCGGTACAGGTACAACCAGAGTATATGCTGCTAGTGAAGTAAGTGTTGGAACCGCTACGTATTCCACATATGTAGGAAGCTCCAGCCTATGGACAACAGGCGGCCAAGATCTATACGGTCGTTCAAAGCGAGTAGCAGTAGCCTCTGTCGGTAACGTAGTATACAACTACGGTGGCGACTTTACTAATGCAGAAATTCAGAGTTCTTTATTAGTTACTGGAAACGTTACAGCCTATTCTTCGGATCGTAGATTAAAAACCAATGTCAAGCCTATCGACAATGCTTTGACAAAGATCTCCAAATTGTCTGGATTTACTTTTAACTGGAACGATACTGCTAAAACTTTGGCTAAGTATGACACAGAAAAAGTAGAAGTAGGCGTTTTTGCACAAGATGTTTTAGAAGTACAGCCAGAAGCAGTCAAATCGGCACCTTTCGATGTACACTATGAAACAGGACAGTCTATATCAGGCGAACACTATTTAACGGTACAGTACGACAGACTTGTTCCGCTTTTAATAGAAGCAATAAAAGAGTGTTCAAACTATCTGGATAAACAAGAGGCCAGAATCAATAAACTAGAAGACATGTTAATGTCTTTATCAACAAAGGAATAATATGATTTCTTATAGTTATAAGGTAGACAGTGTTAGAACTGCCACAGTTGGTGGTTTACAGAACGTTGTTAAACAAGTAAACTACACTGCTACTGGTACTGATAGTGGCCAAAGTTTTTCACTGCCAGGAAAGGTAGTATTGGACGATCCAGATCCTCAAAGCTTTATTAGCTTTCAAAATTTAACAGAGCCACAGGTAATTGCTTGGATTGAACAAAGTCCTGAAAACTTGGGCGTTAAAAACCACATTCAACTTGTGGTTGATAAAATGATCCAAGAAGCAACCTATCAAGAAACAGATATGCCTTGGGCTCCTCCTCCAGCACCCACCCCACCACCAGCACAATAAATATAGCCAAAAGTAATTGATACAGTAACTACTGTATCAATTACTTATTTATATCCTGACCTAGTATCAGGGCTTAAATTATAAGGATTAGTAATTATGGCGTTACAAAGCTCTGGTGCTATTTCAATGTCAAATATAAATGTGGAACTTGGATACAGTGCCACAGCAACCATTAGTTTAAATGATGGCCCTGTACGAGCACTACTACAAAGAAGTAGTGGAAACGTGTCTATGAGTGATGCACATGGAAAGAGCGCATGTGCCGCGTACGGAACATTTATAACTTCTTATTGTAGCGGTTATAGTTTATATTATAGATATGCGAATGGAAGTTGTGGAACCTATGATACATTAATTGAAAATAATTCTACTAGTTGTGGATATTGTCCTCCTTCTGGTACATACGACAGCCAGTACTGTAGCGGATACAATTTATATTATAGGTATGCAAATGGAAGTTGTGGAACCTATGACTCATTAGTTGAAAGTAATTCTACTACTTGTGGATATTGTCCTCCTTCTGGTACCTACTTAAGTCAATACTGTAGCGGTACTACGTTATACTATAGATACGCAAACGGAAGTTGTGGGTACTACGACTCTATTTATGCGTATAACAGTACAACTTGTGGATGGTGTCAAACATATGGAGTACAAGTCGGTACTGAATGCCAAGGATACAATCTATATGACGTATACGCAGATGGAAACTGTGGTACTTATCTAGTATTTATAACTGGTAATGCAAATCAATGTGGTTACACTAGTGGAATATGTAGTGGATGTTCTGGTGCTAGCCAAGGCCTTGGCGGAGGCGATACTATGTACTACTATGTAGCTAGTGCTACAACTGGCTTTTGTGGTTGGGGATGTAATGGTGTATTTACTAGTGATTCTAATTGGGATTGTATTGCTACTGTTCAGGGAACTTATCCGCCCGGCGGGTCTGGTTATGTATATCTACAAAGAACAGGTTGCAGCAGTAACTTTTGTAGTGCAAGTTACAATGGGGCTTATACAAATGCGTGGACTTCAGCCTGGTGTGCTGTTACCTGTTGTTAATAGGAGATAACATGAAATCTTATATAAAGATAGAGAATAATAAACCTACCGGCAGCATCTATGGACAAGACTATATGGAAAAATTGTTCCCTGAACATAATTTTTCTAGTGGTCCTCCTGCTAATTATGCAGAAATAATTTTAACTCCAAGACCGCCAGTACCCAGATTTCACAAGATAATTGTAAAAGATTATACTTGGGCGGGAGGTAAGTTGTATGATACTATTGAAGTAGTTCCAATGACTCTTGCAGAAAAAGAAACAGAAGTAGAGCGTGCAAAACTTAATTTTTATCGTAATACTGGATATAATTCTTGGACATATAATACACAGTTAAATGTTTTTGAACCACCATTTCAACCAACAAACCCTGTCCAAGGGGGTAGGTATGAGTGGAATGAACAAAACCAAAACTGGACACTAATAGGAGTTGAGGAGCCACCTAGTGCAACCTGATAAACCATTTGAAGAAATAATTGCAGAAACACCTATAGGTACTATTGTTGCTGTATATGTAAAAAAGTTTGTTTGTGATAGTCCAATTTCTTTTGAGGTAACTATTAAAGAAAAGATGGCCAAGCATCACAAACCTTTTGACTACTATACTATCTGTTATCCAATAGGTAAAGTGCCTTGGCCAGAACCTCATGTTAACAGGATATACTTCTTTACTCCACCAAATCCAGTATATGTTCTATCAGCAGATGCTGCACACCTTATTGAAGATTTTGACAGAGTTATTGCAACTATAGGTATAACACCGGAAGAAGCATCAAAACTGTACGCTGATCAGAACCAGAAAGTAAAAGAATTTTTTAGCAAAAACTCTTCAGAAATGCCAAGCACTATGAGTATGGCTAAAAATTTGTTAAAACAAGGCTGGGATACTACTAGAGGACTATTAGAAGGTAAACCTATATTTGTTAATGATGAAACCCAACAAAAACGATTAAATATCTGTAAGACCTGTGATCAATTTATAGATGGCAGATGTAAAAGTTGTGGTTGTTTTATGGAACAAAAAACAAAACTTGAAGCAGCCACTTGCCCTATAAGTAAGTGGTAATATTAAAAAATACCCAGCCCTAAAGCTGGGTATTTTTTCGCTTGACCATTCTTGCCCATTGTGCTATAATAGTACCAAAATATCAGAAGACCAAATTTTTGTGCTTCTAACAAATCAAGGAGCGCCCTATGGCAAGTCCAACAAAACTGAACCTAAAAGTTTATCAGGGCAGTACCTTTCGTGAAACATTGCGTTGGGAAAGTGCTCTAAAAGTCTACTCACCTATCACAAACATTTCAAAGAGCGCCCCAATGATAGTCACTGCCGCAGGACATGGAATCCCGGTGGGTTGGCGAGCAAAAATTAATGGTGCCTTAGGAATGAAAGAAGCCAATACTGGTGATACTTACCTAACTACCAGCGAGGTTACCACTAACTCAGTAACTTTCAATGCCATCAATGCACTAAACTATACAACATATACTGGTGGTGGGGTCTTGGAGTACAATCAACCAGTAGATTTAGCCGGATACACTGCCAGAATGCAGATCAGGGCTAAGTTAGACGACACAGCCGTGATTAAAGAATTAACCACTACAAATGGTGGAATTATTATTGACAACACAGCAAAAACTATTCAAATGTATATTTCAGCCACCGACACAGCAGCCCTTTCTTTCCAGAATGCAGTGTATAGCCTAGAACTAGTAGGTAGTGGTGGAGAGGTTACTCAATTGGTAAATGGAACCTTAACCCTAGTTCGTGAGGTAACCAGATGAGTGACAGTTACATAGCAGTAGAAGTAGAAAAGAATCAAACCGTTATTGCAACCCAGTCAGAAAACTTGGTTGTACCTACTGCCACTGTTGAAACTGTTGTAGCCAGTGGTGGTTTTCAGGGACCCCAAGGTATTCAAGGCCAAACTGGTCCTCAGGGCATTCAAGGTATACAGGGTATACAAGGTATACAGGGTGTACAGGGTATTCAAGGTGAAGCTGCTACTGTCGAAGTAGGTACAGTTGCTACCAGTAGTCCTGGTGGGGCTGCAGCTGTAACAAATTCTGGCACAAACAACGACGCTGTTTTAAATTTTACAATACCACAAGGCATTCAAGGCCCTCAGGGTATTCAGGGTATTCAAGGTATCCCTGGTGAAAGCAACCTTGGTGGATACACAATTTCAATAACCAGCCCACAACAGGGCGATCTGATTCAATTCGGTATGACTAACCAGTGGATCAACAGTAATCTTACCGATGGAGGTAATTTTTAATGGCTAATACAATCCGAATCAAGAGACGGGCCGCTGGTGGAGCTGCTGGAGCACCAGGTAGTCTATTTAATGCCGAATTGGCATTCAACGAACAAGATAACACCCTGTACTATGGTTATGGTGTTAGTAGTGGTAGTACAGCAGCTAGCGTAGTACCTATTGCTGGTAAGGGTGCTTTTGCTGACCTTACAACAAATCAGACCATTGGTGGTATTAAAACTTTTAGTAGTACTATTAGCGCTAGTATTGATGGTAACGCTGCTACTGCTACAAAGTGGGCAAGTGGCATCAACATAGCAGTAAGTGGTGATATTAGCGGTACTACTTCTACCTTTGATGGTAGTGGCAATGGTACATTGAGTTTAACGCTTGCCACAGTTAATAGTAGTCCAGTAACAGGCCTATTACAGAAGATTACCACTAATGCTAAGGGCCTAGTAACTGCAACAAGTAACGCAGTCTTAAACGACATTGGAGCTCCTACTAGCAGTTTTAGCTTTAACAGCCAAAACTTGACTGGATTGGCAGATCCTGTTAACGCACAAGACGCAGCCACAAAGAATTATGTTGACAATGTAGCTCAGGGCCTAGACCCTAAGGGCTCAGTAAAAGCTGCAACCACTGCCAACATCACACTGAGTGGTCTACAAAACATTGACGGTATCAGCGTTGCCGCTAACGATCGCGTGTTGGTTAAAAACCAGAGTGCGGCCAGCCAAAACGGTATCTACGTAGCAAGCGCAAGTGCTTGGACCAGAGCAACTGACATGAGCAGTTGGGCAGAAGTTCCCAATGCTTTCGTATTCGTTGAAGAAGGTAGTACACAGGCTGATAGTGGTTGGGTTGTAACCAGCAATCAGGGCGGCACATTAGATACAACAGCTATCAACTGGGTACAGTTCAGCGGAGCTGGTAGCTATACCGCTGGTAATGGTCTAGAGCTTACAGGTAATGCGTTTTCTGTCAAGGCTGATGGTAATACAATCACTGTGGCTGCTGCAGGTATCAAGGTCAGTGACACCTATGCTGGTAATACTAGCCTAACAACTTTGGGTACAGTTGGCACTGGTACATGGCAGGCCTCAGTCATTGGCGCCACCTACGGCGGTACTGGTGTTAATAATGGCAGTAACACTATCACACTTGGTGGTAATGTTGTTACTGCAGGTGCTTTCTCAACAAGTGGTGCTAACGCTCTTACACTTACTACCACTGGTGCAACCAACGTAACCTTACCAACAACTGGTACGTTGGTCAACACAGCAGTTACTACATTGAGTAGCTTGGCTAGTATTGGTACTGTTACAACTGGTACTTGGAATGCAGGCGTAATCGCTGGTCAGTATGGTGGTACTGGTGTAGCCAACACTGGCAAAACAATTACACTTGGTGGTAATATTACCACAGGTGGAGACTTTACACTAAGTGGTGCATTTACTACCGCCATTACAGTAACTGGCAACACAAGTGTTACACTACCAACAACTGGTACATTGGTCAACACAGCCGTTACTACATTGAGTAGCTTGGCTAGTATTGGTACTATCACAACCGGTGTGTGGAATGGTAGTACAATAGGTGTTGCCTATGGTGGTACAGGTGCCACAACATTTACCACAAACGCTGTACTATACGGTAACGCACAAGGTGCTATCGGTGCAACAAGCACAGCAGGCACTTGGGACAGTGCAAACTCAGTAGGTCAATTACTGAGTGTAGATTCCAGCGGTACACCAACTTGGACCAATCTGGTCGACGGCGGAACATTCTAACTTTTTAACAACCCTCCTATATAGGACAACAAGGGAGCCATATGGCAAACGTAATAAAACCAAAGCGTTCAAACACAGCAGCTGCTGTACCCACCACCGGCCAATTGGCTGGTGGTGAGATTGCAGTAAACATGGCAGATCGAAAGATCTGGATCAATAATGGTACTGCAGTAGTACAAGTAGGTGCAGGCAATTTGAGCGCACTGGGTGACGTAGTGATCACATCTCCATCAAATGGTGATGTAATACAATACAACAGCTCTAGCTCTACTTGGATAAATGGTGGTGTTGTTGCATCTACTGCTTCAAATATAAGCGGTGGTGCAACAAATCAGATAGTATATCAAACAGGTACAAATACTACCAATTTTATTACGGCTCCCACAACTGGTGACACATATTTAAAGTGGACAGGTAGTGCTTTTAGCTGGGCCAGTGTGTCTGGCACTGGTGACATGGCCAAAGCCACTTATGACACCAACAACAACGGCAAAGTAGACTCGGCAGAAACTGCTGATGCAGTACCTTGGACTGGAATTACCGGCAAACCTACTTTTGCCGCTGTGGCTACTAGCGGACTATACAGCGACTTAAGTGGCACTCCTGTAATTGGTACAAATATCCAAGCCTGGAGTTCTAACCTTGATAGCTGGAGTGCGATTAGTACTACCAGCAAACAAGACACACTGACGAGTGGTACAAATATCAAGAGTATAGACGGCACTTCGTTGTTAGGTAGTGGTGACTATACCGTACTACCCACAGTGGGCCAAGCAACCGGCGACATACACGGTGTTGTAACACGCTCAGCGAGTACCCTGAGCTTTAATGAGGGTACTAGAACTTTTACTATTGCTCCTGTTAGTGGTAGTTGGACTTTCTACAATAAAGGTACATTGTACACAATTAGTACCTCTAAGTCACTACAGATTGCAGACGTCAGTGGCACCACATTTATACGTTTCAACATTAATACTCTGGAACTGGAACAGTATGGACCAATTCCTGATTTTACAAATGACGTAATAGTTGCCTATATCTACTGGAATGCCACAACCCAAAAATGTATTATTTTGGGTGACGAACGTCATGGCAGCAAGCGAGATACCACTTGGCACAGCAATCAACACCTGAACGTTGGTACAGTCTGGAGAAGTGGTGGCGGTTTAACCTATACTCTCAACAATGCCAGCAGTGTACAGTTGGGTGTAGGTACGCCACTTGTATTGGCAGACGAAGACTTGGCACATACTATCAACCATAGTGCCACACCAACAGCAGACTATGAGCAAGTCCTAAATACTGCAGCCAGTTTAGAGGTATTATATCTAAACGGCACATCATACACAGCCACAACGCAAAGCACTACTCCTTGGATAGCAGGTACTAGTTTGGCTCGTTATAATTTTGTAACTGGCGGAAGTGGTAGTTTGGTAGATGCTGCTGAAGGCAAGTATATTACTTACTGGCTATTGGGCACAAACGATACACGTAGACCTGTAAAATTGGTATTAGGCAGAGCAGAACACAGTTCTATAGATGCCGCATATGCAGAAGAATTTACTGAGTATGGATTGAGTTTTGCAGAACAGGTGTTTATGTACCAGATTGTGGTACAGACCAGTGCCAGTTATACTGCCAACGCTGCAAAAATTGTAGTAGCAGGTGTTCGTAAAGTATTAAGTAAAGTCTCTACAAGTGCCAGTACCGTAAGTGCAACACAGCACAACGTACTGACCGGCCGCGAAAGTGCAGATGCTCACCCTATTGCAAGTATAACCAACCTACAGACTGCATTAGACGGTAAGCAGGCTACGTTGGTAAGTAACACAAATATTAAAACTGTCAATAACAACAGCTTGTTAGGCAGTGGTAACATAGCAGTACAAGAAGTACTGGTAAGTAACACAAATATTAAAACTGTCAATAGCAATAGCTTGTTAGGCAGTGGCGACATAGCAGTACAAGAAGTATTAACAAGTGGCACAAATATTAAGAGTATCAATGGTAACAGCCTATTAGGCAGTGGCGACTTAACAATTGCTGGATCATCACAATCAGTTAGTGCAACAATAACTGCTGGTACCAATACTCAGGGTCAAGGTGCCCTCACCAGCGATTACAATATCGTCACTAGTACTCCTAACAATCCTAGCGCGGTAACCCTACCAACAGCAACTGCTGGCCGAACTATTAAAATTGTAAACAAGGGTACAAATGCTGTAAATATTTACCCTGCTACAGGTGCACAAATTGATGCTTTAGGGACTAACGCCTTCTATGACCTGCCAGTAAATGCAATCATTGAGGTTAATGCAAGTAGTACAACACAGTGGTACAGTACTGGCAATACAGACATTACTCGTCTTGGAAGTATCTTTATTAACGAGTTTACGACTACAGTAACCAGCGGTACCACTGTAACACTGACTAATGATAGTAGTTATTACCAAGAATTTACTGGTACAACTGCCCAGACTGTTTTACTGCCCAATGCAACTACATCAACTGCTGGACTGGTATTTGAAATAATTAATAACAGTACTGCCACACTAACGGTACAGACTTCTACTGCTGCTACTATAGCAACTGTACCACCAAGCTTAGCTGCTAAATTGGTTTTGAGTACTACGGCTTTTAATACAACAGCTTCATGGGAGTTTGAGTACTCGGGGTTTGCCACTATTACTGGCACTGGCAATAACGTATTGTCTGTTGCTCCAACACTATCAAGCCTGTCTTTAGCTGCAGGTACAGCTACAGCAGGTACAGCTCCACTAAAGCTAACAAGTGGTGTTAACCTAACGGCTGCAGAAGCTGGTGCTATAGAGTTTGATGGGGCCACCCTATACGGTACAGCCAACACCACTAATGGTCGCGGCTTTATACCACTCACATACTACTATCGCTTAGCAGCAAACGGTGCTAACATTGGTGCTGCTATTGCTGACTTTTTTGGAGCCAACAGTTCTATTCCCTTAGTAGCCAACGGTATTTATGAAATAGATATAGAGGTTTACTACACTAAAAATACTGCTGGTACAGTTGTATGGACTTTAACCAATTCTACTACTGTAACCAATATGGCTGTCAATGTTCAACACACTGCAGTAGCTGGTTATACGGCGGTACCCACAGCTACTGCGTTTACTGTTGCAGCCTTGGTGAACCAAACAGCAGCAGCCGTAGCATTTAGTGCCACAGCCTCGTTAACTAACAACACTAACCATATAGCAAAATTTAGAATAATTCTTGAAAATGGCAGCAGTACGTCCCTAAGACTTCGTGCCACAAGTAGTGCTGGTACAATAACACCACTTAGAAATAGTCGGTGGAAAGCCACACGTGTAGCTAATGCAAGCGCCTTAGCAGCATAAAGGAAATCACTATGTTTAAAAAAGACAAAGATATCGAACTACTACACGCTCAGAGTGAAGTAGAACAAAAGAAACACGATGCTCAAAGTACTGCACGTGAGGTTGCCAGTAAGTACATTGGCAAAACAGCAGTACCTTGGATCGTATTATTAGTTGTAGTAGGAGTAGTAGCTAGCGCTTTTTTAGACTCAAACACCTTGCCCGCAGTTGTGGGCTTGGTTTCCACTGCTGTAATGGCCCTAATCGCCATGGTAACTGGAATCACAGGAACCAAGGAAAAGGAAGAAAAGCCAGAGTTCAAGGTTATCCACGAACTGTTGTCTCGCCTAGACAAAGCACCTGAAACCATGAAGGTACAGGTCGAAGATGACAAAGTAGTGGTTACCAAGGGCGGTGATACCATCGAAACCAAGAGGGTCTAATTATGTTAGAATTTGCAGCAAGTGGTATTTTAGGCTCGATCTTTGGTGGATTGTTCAGATTGGCACCAGAGGTCCTAAAGTTCTGGGACCGCAAAGACGATCGCAAACACGAATTAGCAATGTACAATCTTCAGATTGACCTAGAAAAGACTAAAGGTCAGGTCAAGCTAGAAGAAAAGTACATGGACTACAATATTGCCCAAACTCAGGCTATTCAAACAGCTTTTGAAAGCCAAGCAAAAGAGGCTTCTGCTAGCTACAAGTGGGTAGCCGCACTGAGTGCTCTAGTTCGACCAATGGTAACCTATGTCTTATTTGGTATGTATGTGGCCTTCAAGATTGCCATAATCGTACACGCCATAAACAGCGGTGCTAATTGGGTTGATCTTGCAAAAACTCACTGGACACCAGACGACTTTGCAATGTTAAACATGATCCTAACATTCTGGTTCTTGGGCCGTTCAATTGAAAAGCGTAGCAACTCATGACCAAGGAAGCCGTCAAACTTTGTACAGATGCCCTTTTACATCCATTTGAGGGCTATCACAAAAAGTTGCCAAATGGTGACTGTCAAAGCTATCCAGATCCCGCGAGCCCCCTAGGTCGCGGACTCATTTCAAAAGCTCAAGCAGCTCAAATGAGCCCTGCCGAATTACTTAAAGCAGGACACCCTTGGACAATAGGCTGGGGCACAACGGGTCCAGATATTGTGCCTGGCTTGGTGTGGACCCGTCAACAAGCAGACGAACGTTTTGAGAGTACGCTCACCAAGTTTGTTGCTGGAGCACTGGGTCTTAGTCCAAGTTTAGCAAATGAACCGCCCAGAAGGTTGGCGGCAATCATTAGTTTTTGTTACAATTGCGGTCTTGGCAATTATCGTGTCAGTACTTTGCGTAAGCGAGTCAATGAACGTGACTGGGATGGTGCCTATCACGAGATACAAAAGTGGAACAAAGCTCAAGGCATTGTGTTAGCAGGATTGACACGCCGCCGCTTAGCAGAAGGCAACTTCTTGAGGTAATTATGGTAGAGATATTAGTGTTAATTATAGTTGTATTACAACTATTAGACATATATACAACAGATGCCATACTAGATCTTGGTGGCAAGGAGTTAAACCCAGTACTTGACAAATTTTTCAAAATAGTAGGTGTACTACCAGGATTATTAATATCAAAGACCATTTTTGTAGGTGTATTGTTTTACTACTATATAACCAACAGAAACCTGTTAGTATCCACAGAAGGAATACTGACTTTAATTGCTATATCTGCAATATATAGTTATATTGTGCGTAATAACTTTAAAGTTTTAAATTCCTTAAAGTCCTCCTCAAACTGAGGCCGATTAATAAATCTTCAAAATCTATGGCAAACAACAGTGGCAAGAAAGCTCGCAGAGCAGCAAGTCAGAGTCCTGATAACAGTTTTTTAACTAAAACAGAGTTCAGGGAAGTAAAACCACTAAATTATATACAAGAAACGTATCTTAATGCTATAAAAACCAATGAAATAATCTTTGGTATTGGTAGTGCAGGCACAGGCAAAACCTATGTGGCTGCAAGTTATGCTGCAAGTGAATTGTTCCACAGACGAGTGGACAAAATCATTTTAACTAGACCAAATGTAGAAACTGGCCGTGGATTGGGCTTTCTGCCCGGTACCTTGGAAGAAAAATACGAACCATATCTGGATCCTTTTGATCAAGTGTTTAGTAGATCACTGGGCAAAGGCTTTTACGAGTATGCACTTAAGTCAAAGGCCATAGAGCCCAGACCCTTGGGCTTTATGAGAGGTGCTACGTTTGATAATGCTATTGTGCTCGTAGACGAAGCACAGAACGCCACCAAAATGGAATTGAAGATGTTGTTGAGTCGTATTGGTCGCAACACAAAAATGATTATCTCAGGCGATGATGATCAGAGTGACATTCCAGATAGTGGATTGATGGATGCCGTCAACCGACTAGAGGGCATTGGCGGTATCGAGGTGGTTCGCTTCTTGGAGACTGATATTGTCCGATCGAAGATGTGTAAACAAATTATTTTAGCTTATAAGAATTGAGAGTGAGATGGCAAAAGAACTGTGTCCAGTGGGTACAATGTATCCAGATATTAATTTGAGCAACCACTTGGCAGCGGTTCAGTACGCCAACTACGGACCTGCCGAAGCTCGTGACAGCAACCCTGAATTTTGGGAAGCCAAACAAGAAGTGTGGGGTGTCAGTGAGGGTCAGGCCCGTATGAGGGTATGCGCCAGCTGTCATCATCATGATCGTGAACCAGAAACTTTGGACTGCATTATCGAAGGTCCAGCAGGTGAGTGGAGCGAAAGTCAACTTCCAGTCACTCCCAAATTTACTGACATTGATGGTATGCCTGTGTGGTACTGCAAGCGTTGGAATATGACCGTTTCACCAATCAGAGTGTGCGATCAGTGGGAAACAGAAGAAGAGTATGAAGACGAAGAGCCCGATGTACCCGAAGGTGAGCCTGAAAAAGGTTATTACGAAAAGGCAGCAACTACATACAAGCCCACAACTGGCATGGCTTCAGCAGCTCGCCGTGCCCTCAAGTGGAAAAAAGAAGGCAAAGCTGGTGGAACCCGAGTAGGCTTGGCCAGAGCAAATCAGCTTGTTAACCGTGAAAACTTGACAGCTAGTACAGTAATGAGAATGCACTCATTCTTTAGTCGTCACGAAGTAGACAAAAAAGCAACAGGATTCAACAGTGGAGAAGAAGGCTTTCCAAGTGCCGGCAGGGTGGCTTGGGATTTGTGGGGCGGAGACGGTGGCCAGTCTTGGGCCAGAGCTAAGCGAGATCAGATAGTAAGGACTCGCGAAAACAACTAAGAGGTGACCTATGGCAGATCCTACAGGGTATTTGACTGCAAAGGTGGCTTCTATGATAGGGGGTCTGTTTGGGGGCTTTGCAATTCTCACATTTATCAGACCAAAAACTATCAGTGAAGCATTTATGAGGGGCGGCGTTTCTGTAGGAAGTGCCATGGTTTTTACTTATCCACTATTAGAAATGATGGGTTTGTCCAATAACTGGGAAACCCAGCTCATGGGTGGATTCTGTGTAGGATTTTTAGCGTATACTGTGTTAGGTATGGTTGCTAACTTCTTACAAAAGAATCAAGACAAAGACATAGTACAAGTAGTCAAAGAGGTAAAGAAAAATGATTAACACAGTCGTTGGGTTCTTTAACTCTTGGACCCTATTAATCAATTTTGTATGCCATAGCCTCATATTTATAAGTATATTCTATGTTGCAGTTCATAATCGTGAACTAAAACCTTGGATTATTACTCCCCTATGGTGGTTGGCGTTGACGAGTGGGTTTACTGCTAGTACAGTGGTTGTACAATGGGCAATAGGTCCAGAACACCCCATGAGCTACTGGACCCTAGGAACTTTGGGAGAAATAACCTCTGGTATAATCTTGGCCTCAATAAGTTTTACAATGTTTTTACAAACACTCAAACACGACTTGAACTGTCGCAAAGATCGCAGATGAAAAAAGCCCCTCAACTTTTAGGTTGAGGGGCTTTTTCTTTATTCAGCAGGCTGCTGAGGCATCTGCTCTTGTGCTTGTTCTTGCAGTTTTCGGGTCAAGGGGTTGGCCACCTTAGCAGGTAGTTCCTGTAGACCGGCAATAATCATGTTTGCTTCTTGTTCTGTGACCTTAAATGTAAATTCCATATTTTCCTCTTATTTAATTGGACAAGCGCCTGTAGCGCAACCTTCTTCCACAATCTCATCAAAACTGTTAGCTGTATTGATATCTACAGGCAACAAGTTCTGAGTATACTCGTGATATGTTTGTTCATCTACTACTTCTTGCGGTAAGTAGAGATAACCCAAGTCTTTAGCTGTTTTTGTAGGGTCGCTGCGGAATAGGAAACTTACTCCTACATAGCAGTCCCAGTTGTTTAACAGCCAATCTTTAATGTCTTCAACTTCGCTGGGATCATAACTGATAGTCACTGATGTATTCTGCTGAGTCCAGCTGGTCTGAATCATCTTGTAACGCTCTAGCTGATCAATAGCACTCTCCAAGTTGACTTCTTTGCCATCAACCTTGTCAAAAGGTACATCGTCCCACTTGACAGGGAATGTAACTAATACACCACTAGGGTCGGTTGGGTGATTAATTACCTTGTAGTTAGCTGCTCGTAGTTTATCTACGACTGGATCAAATTTGGAGAACTGTACATTGTTGAAAATATACTTGCCTAGTGGCTTGTGTACACCCTCTGTGGTATCCATGATTTTGGATAGAGTGCCGCTTGGCTTGATACAGGTAATGTTCTTAGGACGTGGTAGCCCAAGTTCATCTGCCATTCCAACTGCTGCAGCCGTTGCTGTACGCTTGAGGTATTCATAATCGTAACCTGTCATGTCAGGACGTTTTACGATACCTGTCAAGCCAACTCCGCACAACCGTAGGAAGTAGTTGTTCAAATGCCAACTTTCTTGTAGAATACCGTCCTTCAAGTCTACGCAAGTCTGGCGATAGTTTGCACGAGCTGCAAGACGAATAGCTTCGTGCATTCCTGCATTATTGCCCTTGAACTTGCCAATGTCGGTTTCTGTTAAATTACAGAAGCTCTTGTTACCCAATAAGATCTCTACACAAGGATTGCAGCCTGCAAACCAAGGAGCACGGCGAGTGGCTTCCACAGCATTAATAAAACCAGGTTCGCTACCACCAGCATCCAACATTAGGTCAAAGATCTGACTGATTTCTTCGTAGGTAGGCTTCTTGCGGAAAACTAGACTGTTATTGCTCTGTTGGCGCTGACTGTTTCCATGCAACCACCAATCCTTTTTGGCTAATGCAAATTCTTTCCATTCAGGTTGGTCGTATTCAAAAAGAGCAATTTCAGCACTTCTACGACTAGAGAGTATAGTCCCAAGCCAATTAACAATGTCGAGAATATCCATCCTA